GTTTCCCAGTCACGATCGTGAAGGTCAGGCTGAACACTGAAATGCGCCAATATCTGGTGGAACATGGTGCATGGATCAATGCCATTGATTTTGGATGGGACCACCCCACAGCTGCTGCCAGATGTGTCCATGACCGTGACACTGATATTTTCTACATCATTGATGTCTATGCCAGAAGCCAAGCCACTGCACTGATCCATGCTGCCAAGCTGAAATCATGGGGCACCTGGGTGCCATGGTCATGGCCACATGATGGTCTTCAGCATGACAAGCAATCCGGCAAGGCACTGAAAGACAGCTACAAAGGCCACGGCCTGAACATGCTGCATGAACAGGCAGGCATGCTGCTGGAAGATGGAAAGACCAGCAACAGTCTGGAAGCATCAGTGCAGGACATGGCTGAAGCCTTTGAAGTCGGAAAGATCAAGGTGCTGTCACATCTGGAGGCCTTCTTCCAAGAATTCAGGCTGTACCACAGGAAGGATGGAATCATCGTTCCAAAAAGGGATGACATTCTGGACGCAGCACGTTATGCGTACATGATGCGGCGATATGCCTTGACAAGACCAAGGAAGCAGGCCCCGCGCAAAAAAGGCAGCGCCTGGGCAGCATAAGGAACCCAAATGGCCCACATTGAATGGAACAAACCACTTGGTGCAGCATACCTGAAGACAGCTGCTGATGTGGTCTTGAAGCGTTTTCCAGACAGCTTCACTGAAGAAACGGCCAAGGCAGAAGCAGCCAAGCGCGAAATTGAACTGAAGGTGGTGGAAGCCAAGCCACAGCCACAGGACTCCTGATGTATAATCCTTCTGGCCCCAACAATCCAAATGATGGCAAGTCCGAATTGTGCCAGCGCATGGACAACTGGGATGCTGTCATTGATCGGCACTATTCAGACTGGAAGAAAGAAGCTGAACTGGCCTATGACATGGCAGCCGGTGAACAGTGGACCAAGGAAGCCAAGGCTGAACTGGAAGACAACATTGTGGCCCCGATCACCATTAACAGGATTGATCCTGTCATTGATGCAGTCCAAGGCGCTGAAATCCAGAACAGAAACAAGATCAAATATTTTCCAGTTGAAATGGGTGATGTGGCAGTCAATGACTTCCTGACCAGCTCAGCTGACTGGATGCGTGACCAGACCAATGCATCAGATGAAGAAACAGATGCCTTCCGTGATCTGGTGATCTGCGGCATGGGCTGGGTGAACCACTACATGGACTATGACAGTGACCCCAGGGGTGAATTTGTCATGGAACGGACTGACCCACTTGAAATGGGCCATGTGCCGACCAGAAGCAAAAGTGTGGACAAGTCCAAGTGTATCAGGCGGCAACGCCGTTATTACACTGAAGAATTCAAAGATGAATTCCCGCACTGGGCAGACTATGTGACAGGCCATGACAATGGTTCTGACATGAAGGGCCATGGCTACAGCACAGCCGGTGATGACTATAGGCTGGAAGCAGCAGAAGCTGGTGACAGTTATGAGGATGCCATGTGTGTGGTGTCAGAATATCAGTGGTATGATTATGTCAGAATCTATCATGTGCTTGATCCCAGCACCATGTCAGTGCAGCAGATCAGTGAAGAACAGTATGTGTCACTGAAGAACATGCTGCGGGAACGTGGTGAAGCTGCCTATCTGGAAAATGCAGTGCTTCGTAAGCAGAAGGTCTTCTGGCGGGCATTCCGCGTTGGTGATCATGTGGTGGACATGCACCGGAATGACAAAGAAGAATTCACTTATAAGTGCATGACCGGCAAGCGTGACAGAAACAAGAACACCTTCTATGGCATGGTGAAGGCCATGGTGGACCCACAGCGGTGGGCCAACAAATGGATGACCCAGATTCTTAACATCATCAACAAGAACGCCAAAGGCGGTCTGATGGCAGAAACAGATGCCTTTGCTGATCCAAAGCAGGCGGAGGATGAATGGGCGCGTGCTGACAGCTTCACCATGATGAAACCCGGCGCCATTGGTGGCAACAAGACCAAATCCAAGCCGCCTATTCCATATCCTGATGGTCTGGACAGGCTGATGAACACAGCCACTGACAGCATCAGGCAAGTGGTCGGCATGAATCAAGAACTGATGGGGCAGGCAGATCGGACACAGCCTGGGATTGTGGAAGCACAGCGCCGTGAAGCTGGCTACACAGTTCTGGCCACCTATTTCAACAGCCTGCGGTCATACAGGAAGTCATCAGGCGAACTGATGCTGAAATACATGCAGCACCTTGCTGATGGCCGACTGGTGGAAGTCACAGGTGAAAGCGGTGGCAAGAAATTTGTGCCATTCGTCCGTGATGTCCTGAATCACAAGTACCAAGTCAGTGTGGATGAAGCACCTGATGGACCGCACCAGAAGGACAAGACATGGCGGACCATCATGGAAATGATTCCATTCCTGAAAGACCTGGGTGTGCCATCAGCTGTCTGGCTGGAAGCTGCCAAGCATTCACCACTGCCTGCATCCTTCATCCAGAAGGTCACAGATATGGTCAGCCAGCCACCTTCACCAGAACAGCAGGCTGCACAGCAGAAGCAGGAACAGCAGGCTGATCAGATGTTCCAAGCCACCATGGCCAAGCTGACCACTGACATTGAACAGATGCGTGCTGAAATTGGTGAAACCCATGCAGATGCCTTGCTGAAGCAGGTGAAGGCAAGACAGGAAGAAGTGGACACGCAGCTGAAGCAGCGGGCTATGGCTGCACCACAAATCTATGATGCCCGCGTTGTGACTGGATGAAAGGAATCCCCACACCATGTCTGAAACCGAACCAGTAGACCCGAATGCTGCCAGCCAGCCACCTGCAGAAACAGGTGAAGGTGCCATTGCAGCTGATCTGAATGCTTCTGATCCATTTGACCAAGTGGGTGCAGCACCTGAAGGTGCAGTTGCAGCAGATGGCAGCCAGCCAAATGCAGACCAGCAGGCACTGGCAGAAATTGATGCCAGAACACAAACACGCGTGGCAGGTCTTCAAGGACCAACCACACATGATGGCATCAGGCAGCTTCTGTCCGTGGCATCATCAGTGGCCGGTGAAGAATTCAAGCTGGAATATCTGGACAGTGATGGCCGGTGCAAGATCAGCTGCAAAGGCGAAACCAAGGAATTTTCATCAGATGACTTGGTGGCCATGGCACAAGGCGTGGTTGATGCAGGCACACCACTGCCAGCAGCAGCAGCAAAAATCTTCAGCGTGAAGAAGACAGTCACCACGACTGAATAAGTTACAACCCAGAGAAGGGGCCAAGTTCCAAAGGGGCAGCCATTGATCAAGGCTGTTGCCATGGGCTTGGCCCCACAGACTGGAAAAAGAAAGCACCACACATCATGAACGACCAGACTCAACAGAACCAGCAACAGCCTGCAGCCAATCCACCAGCCGGTGGTGAAGGCAGTGAAGCTGAAAAATATGCTGCCATGGCAGAAGAACTGAAAGTGCTGGATCAGGGCGGCGCACCAGCTGCAGGGGATCCAAATCAGCAGCAGCAGACACCAGCCGGTGGCCAGCAACAGGATCAGAACAAGCAGCAACAGCCAGACTATCAGCAGCAATATCAGAACATGCAGGCTGCCATGCATCAGGAACGTGGCCAGCGGCAACAGTTCCAAAATGACCTGCAAGGTGCCAATGGCAAAATTGAACACCTGACCAAGATGGTGGATGACCTGCTCGCCGGCAAAGTAAAACCTGGGCAGAACCAGCCAGCTGACATCAACACCAACCCACTGGCCATCCTGCAAGAACTGAAGGACTGGCAGGAATCACAGAAACAGGACGCTGCACAGACCAAGGAACAGCAGGAACAGCAACGCCAGCAGCAGCAGCAGCATCAGCAGTTCGCCATGACACTTTCACAGGCAGACCAGCGGATGGCACAGCAGAGTCCAGACTATTATGATGCTGTGGAACACATCTATGCACAGAAGATGGCACCACTGCTGGCCATGAACTATCCTGAACAGCAGGCAAGGGCCATGATCGGTCAGGAACTGGTCAGGGATGCCACCTTTGCATTGCACAATGGTCTGGACCCTGCACAGACAGCTTACAATCTGGCTGTGAACCAGTTTGGCTGGAAGCCGGGACAGCAGCAGCAACAGCAAGGCCAGCCAGCACCAAACCAGCAGCAGCAACAGCAAGGCGGCCAGAATCAGCAGGCAGCAGGCAAGCAGCAGCTGGCCAACATGCAGGCTGGCAATGATGCCAGTTCACCTATGGGCGGCACAGGCGGCACACCAGCTGGTGGCATCCTGTCAGCATCTGAAATTGCAGACCTTTATGACAAGGACCCTGCCCGCGCTGACAAGGAATGGGAGCGAGCAAGAAAAGCTGGCGGTTTAGGATAAATTGGGGCATAAGGCTTCCACGGCACTGGGCAAGGGTCCGTTAATCCTTGCCCCTCGCTTCATCCACGTGACGGATCACCCCCGCCGAAGGGCGTTAAATTTCACAAAACCAATCTGACAATTTTTCATTGATCTATTGGAGATTTGAACCATGAAAACGGAATATGGGGTAAATGACCCCGAGGCCGTCAAGCTGTGGTCCAGAAAGCTACAACATGAAGCCGCCAAGGCATCATGGGTTGGCAAATTTGTGGGTGATGATGACACTGCGTTGATTCAGAAGCACAATGACCTTTCCAAATCAGAAGGTGATCGCATCCGAGTCACACTGAACCACCAACTGACTGGTGAAGGTGTGGAAGGTGATGCCACGCTGGAAGGTAAGGAAGAAAGCCTGACGACATTCACCGATGATCTGTTGATCAATCAACTTCGCCATGCTGTCCGCAGCAAAGGCAAGATGACACAGCAGCGCATCCCCTTCAGCATTCGTGAGAATGGTATGAAGAAGCTGGCCGACTGGCTGGGCACACGGCAGGACCGTGCGTTCTTCCTGCAGGCAGCAGGCTTCAACTATACTGGCGGTGCTATCACTGATCGTGACTGGGAAAC